ATTCGTCGCCGTGGCCTCGCCGCCCACCGCGCTCACCGTCACAATCCCGCGCCCGTTCGTCGGACTCAAACTCACCCCGCTCCCCGCCACCAACTGGCTCACCCACGGCGCATTCGTGTTCGCCACCGCCACCGAATTTGTGACGAGCGCCGCCGCATTATATGTCCCCGCCTCATCCGGCACCCAGATCGTCAGCGACCCCGCCAGCCCGTCGAACGCCAGCCGGTAATACCCCGTCACCAGGTTCGTCGTCACCACCCCGTTCGTCGGCTGCACCGTCAAACTCGGCCCCACCACGAAATTCGTCCCGCCCGCGCCGATCGCCGGCGCCGTCACCGGCGTGATCAGGATCGGCCGGTTGTTCGTCCGCCCGGTGAAGTGCACAGTCTGTATCTGCACCGTCGCGCCGCCGGCCAGCGCCACCGCTGCCAGCCACATCCACAGCCCCAGCCATGATCTCGTCCTCATATGCATCCTACGGCGCCGTGCTCGTCAATGTCTCGCCCGTGAACCGGTACACGATCCGCGTGCTCCGGCCCGTCACCGCCGGCTCATACCCCACCAGCGCCGCCCGCGTCAGGTACACCGTCGTCGTCCCCTCCTCGATCTTCAAGTCGCTCAAGTCCGGCAGCGCCGCCGCCTGGCTCTGCACATGCGACGTCGCCGCATCCAGGCTCGAGTGCTCCTCCACGATCTCCACCACCAGCTCCCAGCGCCGGTTCCCCCGCCCATACACCTTCGCCGACGAACCCCGGAACAGGCCCTCCACCTGGGCCTCCAGCGCCAGTCGCGGCCCGAACACCGTCACGTAATCCCTCGCCCCATCATCACCCAGCGTGGTGTAGGTCCCGCTCCCGGCCGTGCGATATGAGACTTTCATCAGGCGCTGAACGTCAAGAGAGGATTGATCGCCCCGCCCGTGAAGTCGGCGCTCGCCACAAACCCAATCTCGCCCGTCCCCAGCCGCTCCCCGGCCCCAAACTCAAACCCCGCGCCCACCAGCGCGCACCCGTTCAAGGTGATCGTCTTGCCGGACGGGCCCGTCAGCACCAGGTCCGCCCCGATGCCGCTCTTCAGCTCGCCCAGCGTCCCGCCCCCCTGGATCTTCATCGCGTCCACAATCTCGCTGTGCATCGGCCCAACCGGCCTCACCCGCACCAGGTAGCTCACACTCGCCAACTGCATCTCCCGCGTCAGCCCCTGCACCTTCAACGCGCTGTACCGGATGTCCGGCACCAGCGTCCACTCGTCCTCCGCCTCCATTGGTTCGTCATCCACACCGCCCCCAAACCCTTCCACCGTTCCCCAGACCCCCGTCCAGCGCCCGCGGATGAAATCGCTCAACGCAAACGACCCGCCAGGATCCGCCCCGCCGCTCTCCGTGATGCTCACGTAAGCCGACGTGTCCCCATACGCCTTGTCATTCGCAATCACACCCGTGATCTCAATCGGCCCATACAGCGCCTTGCCCACCCCCAGGTGCAGCTCCGGATGCCGCGTCACCGCCGCCGCCAGGATCGTGTACAGCCGCCCATCCGGCGTGTACACCTTGCACGACGTGTCCGTCGCCCCAAAAATCCGCGTCCCAATCGCCGGCGTCTTCACCCGCGCCGGATACAGCAGGCTCAGCGCCTCCCACCGGTCAAACGGCGTCATCCGCAGCCGCACCACGCAATCCCCCTGCGTCGCGTCCACCCGCCCGTGCATGCCCGTCGCCACCTCGTCCACCCCCTGCTCCAAAGTCAACTCAATCTGCCCGTTGACCCCTTCCGGCCACAAACCGATGGTGCTCATGTACACCTTGCCCGGCCCGCAATATAAACTTGATCGTGTCATAATCTCATCCTCTCACTCAACTCGCTGTGATCTCCGCCCTCACCACCCACGACGCCACCGACCCGCTCAGATAGGCGCATGCCCGCACCGTCAGCCCGTCCTCCGGAATCGGGATCGGCGCCTCATACACCGTCCCATACCCCGGTCGCGGATAGCTCTCATCCGTCGTGTAGACAATCGTCGCGCCCGCCGTCCCGCAGGTCATCGTCAGCTCCCCGTCCGCCACCGTCAGCACCGGCGTCTGCACCGCCGTCACATCCTCCGCGTCCCCCTCCAAACACTTAAAATTGACTTGATACGCCGCGCTCGCCGGCCCCAGCTCCTCCTCCAGGTCCACCGGCTCAATCACCGGATTGTCCGGCATCAGCACCCCGCAAATCCCGCCCATCCCGAACCCCTTGATCACGTCCCGGATGCGCCGCGCCACCTCCAGCGCCGGCTTCCCCGTCCCCTCATTGTCCTGATTTAGCTCGACATTCTCCACCACCTGAAAACTCGGCCGCAACATCAGCGGCCCAAACGGCAGGTTCGGATGATTGTCCTCGCCCACCAGCGGCAGCACCACCACCGCCACCCCGCGCTTCCCCGTCTTCGCCGTCACCGCCGCCGTCTTGCGCTCCAGCTCCTGCGCCAGGTTCCCCCGCCCCGCCACCACCACCGCGATGTCCTCAAAGAACTCATCGGACTCCAGCCTCATCGCCAGCTCGCCCGGCAGTCGCTGTATGACCTCGTGCGCTTTCATCGCCTAGCTCAGCACGTAACGCCGATACGCCTGCAACGTCACCCGCACCAGCGGCGGCAGCTCCAGACCGCTCAACGACCCCGTCACAAACTGGCTGCTGCTCCCCGTCCGCAACACGTCTGCACCCGTCTTGTCCAGCGCTTGCCACGCCGCCCGGCATGCCACAAAAAACGCGTACCGCAGCGCCGCCGGCAGCGCCGTCGCCCCGTCTGGCGCCGTCTCCGGATACCCCTCCTCATCCGGCTCCACCGTCGAAAACCAATAGCCCCCCGTCCACGTCACCCGCACCCGCTCATCATACCCGCCCACCGTCCCGCCAAATCGCACCAGCCCCGTCGTCGCATCCCACAGCACAGGCTCGCCGCTCACCGTCTCCCAGGTCGAACCGTCCTCGCTCACCTCCACCCGGCTCACACTCTCAATCGGATACCGCGGCACATACACATGGTCCCGATCGGCGCTCCAACTCGCCGTCGCGTCCACCTGCCGCGCCAGCAGGCGATTCGTTTCAGTATCGAAAATCCCCGCCATCCCCTGGCCCAGCGCGATGATCGTCTCGTCGAACGTCCGCCCGCTCCGCAGCCCGCTTGGCAGTAGCTCCCGCTTCAGCGCATCCAGATTTGACAATCCGCAATTCATGTTCGCCACTCAGTCATGCCGCGCCATGTCCGCGCGCCACGTCTCCTGCTCGATCATCTCCCGCAGCTCCCGCTTGCTCAACCGCCGGTCCCGCACCAGCTCCCGCCGCATGATCCGGTTCCGCGGCAGGGGCCGGATGCCACGTTCTCCAGGGCATCCGGATTTGTTGTCCTCCATTTTCATTGCACGGTCGTCGGCGCCGCTCCGCTATTCCCGCCGATTCGGCTTGAACGCATACCCGACCACGATGTTCGTCATCGCATACCCATTGTTCCCCGCCGCGATCGAGCTCAGCTTCAAATACCCGACCGCCCCCAGGCTCACCGTCAGGTTCGTCCGCACCGCCGTCGTCCCGTTCGGCGCGATCGCAATCTCAATCGGCGCCGTCGTCGTGTAGTTCGTCCCGTCCACCGACCGCGTAAACTTGAACGTGCAGGCCGTCGTCCCCGACCCCATCAGCTCAAACCCGATGTCCAGCGCAATCTCCCCATACCGCGTGCAGTTGATCGCCGGCCCAAGATTCTCCGTCGTCGTCGAGTTGTCCGGCACGTTGTTCGTCGCCTCCAGGTCGTGCCACTTGTACTGCTGGCCCCAGCCCGTCAGCACCCCGCCGGCCAGCGCCAGCATCAGCATCAGCCCCATCCATCGTTTCTGTCTCATCATCGTCATCCTGCTCGGACGCCAGATTGGGGGCAGGGGCTGGTCTCGGCGGGTAGCCCCTACCCCCGTTTGGCGGGTTAGAGTTTATGTCGCCGCCGTCTTCAGCATCGCAAAGGCCGTCGCGGTCTTGATCACCGTTCCGGCCCGCACCACCACCTTGAACGCCTCGCGGTGGTAGTCAAACTGAAAGTCGGTGCTCCGGGCAAAGTCAAATTGCTTTCGGATTCCGACTGCGCAGCCCTGCGGGTCGCCAAAGACCGCCACCACCTTGTTGGCCGCGTCGGTGCTCGGCATCGCGCCCGTCACCACCACCGGATACCCCAGGATGCTGCCGATCGCGCCCGGCGCCGGCGCCTCCAGCGCGTTCTGGAACAGCGGCCGCCCGTTGCTGTCCTTGATCCCGGCGATCTTCGCCAGGATTTGCGGGTGAATCCACCACTTCGCGGGACGGCTCAGCACCCCCGCGTCCACCGTCGTGAGGCACCGCAAGAAGTCCTCCAGCTCCAGCGTCGCCACCGTCGTGTTGCCGGTCCCGGCCGTCGCCGCCGTGCCGCCCACCGCAATGCCCGTGTAGGCGCCATCGGTCGTGTCGTTCGTGCCGTCCGCGGCGAAGCAGGCCCAGTCCAGCCGGTAGGCCACCGCCTGCCCGAGCTGCTCCAGAATCCAGGCGCTCAGGTCCAGCTCCGCATCATCCAGCACCCCCAGCGCCACCGGAATCCAGGCCGCCGCCTCCTTGATCGTCAAGGTCACCGACGACCCCGTCACCGCCCCCTCGGTGATCTGCGCCCCGCTCGCCACCCAGTAGGCCGTCGGACGGCCCGTGATCAGCGGAATGATCTGCGTCCGCCCGCCCACCGGCATCACCCCCAGTGTCGCCCACTGCCCATACTGCAGCAGCACATCGTAGATCGCCGCCGCAGTCTCCTGCGGGCTCACTGCCTGGCCCACCCCCGAGTCCACTCCCGTGATCGCCGTCCTCTGCTCCGGCGTCAGCTCCAGGCCCGCCGCGCGCCGCGCGCATCCGATCAGCCAGTGCCGATTCGCCTCATCCGCGCAGACCCGCTGGATCGGGTCCCCAAAGTTCGCCCGCGCCTCCCGCTGCAGCAGCACCTGCACCCGCTTGAGCTGCGCGGCGAAATCCTGCGCGGTCGTCTGCATCTTCCCCAGGTCCGCCAGCGCCTGCTTGGTCACGCCGTCCAGCCGGCTCACGTCCTCCAGCAGCTTGGTCTGATTGTTCTTCACCTCCATTGTCCGCTGATCCAGCGCCTCCAGCGCCTCCGCGGTCTTTTCCATTACGTCTTTCATGCTTCTCCTTTCGTTGCTTGTCATTAACCATCGCCTCACCGCCGCGCCATAATCGCGAGCACAGTGAGATACAGGGAGTGACTCGACCGCTGGCGGGCCGGGTCGGCGGCAGCGGTGCCCTCTGCCGAACCGGCGTTTTGCTTGTCCTCTCCGTAAAAATTCCTCAGGCCGCTCAAATACGCAAGCTCCTTCTCGCCGATCACCTCCGCCTGATACGCCTTCGCCAACGCATTCGGATTCGCGCCGATGATGCACGCGCTCAGCTCCACCTGCTGCTGCTCCAGATGGATCGTTCGCGGCGCATGCTCCAGGTCCAGCCCCAACTCCTCGAGCTGCCGCGCCCATTCCGCCGCCAGCTCCGGCTTCTGCGCGTCCCATCGGCTGATACTGCGCACCGGCCAGAACCCCACGCTCACCGCCCGCAAATACCCCGCCGCCGTCATCCGATACCCAAGCTGCGCCAGCGTGTTCTCAGGCACGTCAATCGCCCACCGCACCGTCTCGATCAGCCGGTTTTTGTCCACACGAAAATCCACCACTCGCCCCACCAGCCGGTCCACGCTCTCATAATTGTGGCTGTCCACAAACGGCGCGTTCTTCTCGAACAGGTCGAATCGCCATCCGCTGGCCCGGATCACCTCCTGATAGGCGTCCACCGTCTCATCGCTGGCCACATACTCCACCAGCCCCTCTTTCTCGTCCACCACCCGCGTCTCCGGATGGATCGTCCGTCGCAATATCTTCATTCCTCCGTCTCCTTTCCGCGCACCGCAACCTCAACACAGTGACAGTTGATCACATTCCAGGGCGCCCCGTCCGGATCTCCTGGATGCATCACCTCGTCCACCTCGCCGTTCTCATTGATCACCACAAACGGCTCGTCAATCGCCACGGTCACTCCGTTGATCGCCTGGTGCGCCCGCCGCACGTTGTCATTCCCGCTCGTCAACCAGCGCTTGTGCGTCACCCCCGCGCTCCGCATCGCCTCATGCCGGCCCCAGCCATACGCCGCCGCCGTCTCCGTCTGCGCAATCACCTTCCCCCGCCCGTCGCTGATCGCATTGCACTCCGCCCGCACCGCCCGCGCGATCTCGTCCATCGTCGCGCCCTCATCCAGCCGCGCCTGGATCGCCGCCTTGATCCGCTCATACACCTCCTGCGGCACCCCGCTCAGCCGGTTCTCCCGCTTCGCCACAAACGCCTGCACCTCCGCCGGCGGAGCCGCCCAGGGATCATCCTTCCCAAGCTCGCTCAGCGCCTGGTCCCCCGCATCCTGCACCGCCGTCAACGCCACCGCCCGCATCGCCGCCCGCAGCCGCGCCGAAAATTTCCCGAGGTCAAACATGAAATCCGCCGCCACCCCCGCCCGCTGCGCCGGCGCCGACTTCGCCCCCTCCAGCTTCCGCAACACCTCCGCCCGCGCCTCAAACAGCACCCGATCAAACTTGCTCCGATACGCCTTGATCGTCGCCAGCCGCCGCGCCACGATCGCCCGCCATTGCTCCACCTCGCGCGGGTCCCGACCCTTCTGCGCCGTCTCCTCGCCGCCCACCCCGCACCCGCAGCACGGCGCGCCATCATCATCGGCTTCGCCGCCAGCCCGCAGCGCCGCCGCCGCCGCCCGCACCACCGCGCTCGGCGCCGCCGCGCGGGCCTCCTCCACCTCCGGCTCCGCAAATTCCCCCGCCACCGCCGGCTCGCGCGTCGCGCCCGCGGGCGCGACCGAGAACGGCAGATAGCCCGTCTCCCAGCCCTCGTACGGTTGCATCCCCAGCCCCAGGTAGGCGTTCGCCTCGCTCATCGGCATCCCCGCGCCCCACAGCTTCAGCGCCGCGTCTATCCGCTCGCGCCGCACCGCCTGCATCACCGGATGATCGTCCCAGTCCAGATATGCCCGCAGCCCAGCCTCACCCGTCAGCCGCCGCCCCACCCGGCTCACACTCGCCATCAGCTTCGCCCCGGTCGGAATGCACGTCTCGTTGATCAGGATGTACCAGTCGCTCGCGCTGCCGATGGAGTAGCTCTCCATCTTGTCGAGCATGCTCGGCGGCACCCCGAATGCCAGCGCGATCTCGTGCCGGTTCGCCATCCGGTTCGCCACGAACGTCGCATCCGGCGCTTTGATTTGACTCTCCTCCACCGCAATGTCCGCGCTCAAAAACATCGGACGATATTCACCCCGCGCCGCCAGATCCCGCTTCATCCTCAACTGCGAGATGATCTGCTCCACCTGCTCCGGACTTGGCGTTCCCGCCTTTGGCACCAGAAACGGCCCCGTGTCCCCGTTGTTCTGCATCAGCGTTCGCGCAAACAGCCCCGCCGCGTAATCGCTTTCCACCGCGATCCGCGCCGCCGAGTACTCGCTCAGCCCCCGAATGTCATCATACGGATTCCAGCCGCGCCCGTGGATCACCTGCTCCGGCAGCAGCACGTGCTGGCGCCGGTCCCCGTCCGTGTACCGCCACCCCACCAATTGCCCCGCCCGCCGCACCGGCTCCATCCGGTCCGGCCGCGCCACAATCAGCCGCCCAGGCTGCTGGCCCCGCGCCAGCGGCGCCAGCCAGGTATCATCCATCACCCAAAAAAATTCCCCCGCCAGCTTCAGCCACCCGACGCTCGCCTCGACGAAATCACTCCACCCAAGCCCCTCCGCCGGCTCTGCCCAAAACGCCTCCAGCTCCGGCAGCTCCACGTCCTCGCCCCGCAGCTCCCACTCCATCGGCACCGACGCAATCGGGCCCGCCACCTTCTTGATCGAGCGCATCACCCAGACGCTCTGCGCATATGGCTGCGTGATTTTTGTGTCTCCGCCCCGATACCCGCCCGCCGCCAGGGCATGGTCAAACCACCGCGCCGGCAATCCGCCCGACCGTAATACCGCCCAAGCCGGCCGCAGCCGCTCCCACCATCCGCGTATGCCTCGCTTTTCTCTCACTCTATGTCCTCTTGCTTTTGGCGTGAATCCCATCCGCCGCCAGAAGCTCTTGCAAAACGCCGGAATGGTCTTGCATTTTGATTTTTGGGCCGCGCCAGCACTCCAATGCCATCCCGGTTTTCCGATCGCCTATAAACCATTCTGCGCGCATTTCGTCACTCCACCAACACCGCGCGATACTCGACCCGCCCGGTCCGCGCCGCATGCAGCGCCAGCGCCTTCGCCCAAAACCGGTCGCAGTGGCTGTCTCCGCTCTCGCCCACATACCGCACGTTGCCCGCGCTGGTTGTCTCCTTCCGAATGCCCCGCAGGTCCGCCCGCAATAGATCATCCGGCTCATACCTCAGCCGCCGGTCCTCATGCGCCATCCGCATCGGCACCGCCAGGTCCTCCTTCACCTGCGCGGTGAAGACCACCGGCTCGACCTTGTAACTCCCAAACCTCTCCCGCATCCGCTCCGCCAGTTGGTTCCCAATCCCCGTCGCGTCTATGCAACAGCGCCGCACCGCCGGCAGCGCCAGCAGCCGGCCCAGCTCCGCCTCCTGCTCCGCGTAGCTCCGGCCCCGCAGCTCCACCCGCATCCGCTCCCACATCACGTCCCCAACCTGCTCCTCCACGTCAATCACGCTCAGGTCATGCTTCCGCGCCACGTCAAACCCAATGTAAAGCCCGTTCCGGCACCCGGCCAGATACTCATGCCCGCGCCGCACATCCGCCGCCTCGCAGGCCGTGATCATCTCGTACGTGATGAACGCCGCGCTCTCGTCTGCCGGCACACAGCAATACTCCTGCAACCACTGTTCCTCGTCTATGCATTCCGCCCGCTGCTCCGCCATCCACCACGTCCTCAGGTCCGGCCCCGGCTCCGCCGCCGCCGCCCGCCGCCGCGTCAACTCCCCGCCAGTCACCGCGTCTATCCGCTCCACCAACCCATCCGCCACCGCCCGCTGGATCGGCACACTGTGCAGACTCCAACCCATCCGGTTCCCGCGCTCCCGCACGTCCCGCACCAACTCCGCAAACACCGTCCCGATCCCGCGATGGGTCGAGATGATGGACAGCGTCCCGCCCCATTGCGTCACCGGCTTCGCCACCCGATACAACTGCCGCTGGTCCTTGTGCAGCGCAAACTCATCGAGCTTGACATGCCCGGTCTTGCCCACGATCGCATCCGGATTGCTCGATAGCGCGTAAATGCTCGCCCCGCTCGCAAACGTCAGCACCTGCACCTTGAACGCCTTGCCCGCCGCATCGCTGTACACCTGCTCGCCCAGGTCCTCCGCCGCGTGCTTCAGCACCGCCGCCCACCGCTTGCAGTACCGGATGTACTCCTTCGCCTGCGCCTCGTCCCGGCTCATCACCCACACATCCCGCGCCCCCTGCGCCGCCGCCTTCCGCACCGAGTCATAGCTGTCCGCATAGCTCAGCCCCACCTGCCGCCCCTTCTCACACAGCCGCAGCCGCGCCCCGTCCCGTATCCACGCCGCCTGATACGGCAGGAAATACGTCTCGTCCTTGATTGACAGCCGGCGGCTCATAGCAATCGCAGCTCCCGCTCAATCCGCTCAATGGTCTCGGTCGTGATCCCGCGCCGTTTCCCTTCCCCAATCTCCGCCAGCATCCGTTCCTTGGCCGCCTTCACCTCCGCCCGATACCGCTCGTACTTCAGGCCCGTGTCGCTCAGCTTCGCCAGCGCGTTGATCAGCCTCGAAAAATTCGCCGGATCGGCCTGGATTTCCTCCTTGAGCTTGCTTAAGTCAAATTCATTTAAAATCTCGTAAATCTGCGCCGCCGCAATCTGCATCCCCGCCTCATGCACCAGGCTCCCCTCATTCTCCTGCACCACCCGCAGCGCGAACTCGCGCTTCAGCCGCATCTCCTCCAGCCGCTCCTGCTCCCGCAGCCAGTCCTGGTATCCGCCCTGGCGCCAGTTCGTCAGGTTTTGGTCAATCAAATCCTTCCCGTCCTCGCCCAGCGCCTCCTTGATCTGCTCGAACGTCGCCCCGTCCAGCAGCATCCGGTTCACCAGCTCCCTCTTCTCGCGCGGCAGCCGCGCAATCTTGCCCCGTCGCGCACTCATCCGTCCCGGAGCTCCCACTCAATCATCCCGGCGCTCGTGATCCGCCAGCGTTCCTCCCCGCTTGCCGGGTCCGGCACCCGCTCCGCGAACCCCTGCCCGACCAGGAAATGCAGCGCGTTCTTGATTTCCTCCGCCTCATACCGGAACCCGCCCCGCCGCGCCACGCGCTGGATGTGCTCCGCCGAAATCGGGATGCGGCCGCTGCCATAGAGCTGCAGCAGACACTCGTGCCTCACTTCCTGCACCCTTGTCATCTCATCTCTCCATCTTCCCTTGTATCCGCGACACCGCGGCCAGGACCTCATTGATCCGCTCGTGCAGCACCCGCCGGCTCTCCCGGTCCTCGCGCTGCATCTCGGCAAACCGCGCGTCAATCCGCTCCAGCAGCTCCTTGTGCACCCCCATCAATCGCTCGTTCCACCCGCGCTCCACCCCGCCGAGTTTCGCAAACAACTGCGCGTGCTCCTGCCGGTTCGACTCCACGTGCCGCTCGAACTCCATCTTGCTCGCCGGCTCAAACGAGAAGCTCACCTCCCGCTTCTGCTTTTGGTTGACTCTGAATAGTGTCACCAGGTTCGCCGCCACCCCCGCCAAAAACGCCACCGCCACCCACAGCTCCAGAAACGGACCGGCCTGGGGTGTCGCGTCCAACAACATCATCGTCATTTCTCCTCGCGGGGTCGGGCTCCGGGGTAAACCAACAAACCCCCGGAGCCCTCGTCCCTCAGTTTGCCTCCCACTCCGGGCCCGAAAACGCCTCCGGCAACCGCAGCCGGTTGATCCGCGCCGTCATCTCCGCCTGCGCCTCCACACTGATCTCACCCTGCACGCCGAGCTTGACAAATTCCGGCCAGATTTTCTCCAGCACCCTCAGCGCCCCATCCACCACCGCCAAAATCAGATTCGCATTCATGTCTTTACTTTGATTCCGCCGCCGCCGCCGCTTGCAAATATCGCGTCGCCTCCAGCATCGCCGCCCGCAGCACCCCCACCGCCGTCGCCAGCGCGTCCCGCGTCTCGACGTCCGGCCTGGCCGCATACGCATCGCGCAGCGCCAGCGCCGACCTGACCCATTGCGGCGCCCCGCGCCGCATCCGATCCGCCGCGGCCCGGATGCCAGGCTCCGACGCCAGCGCCTCCCGGTTCGCGTACTCCCAGGCGACGAACGTGTGGATCACCTCATAGCTCGTCGCGATCGCCACGTCCGCGTCATACAGCACCTTGTCACCCTGATACGATCCTCCCGGCGCCAGGCTCCCGCACCCGCTCACCCCGATCGCCACCAGCGCGGCCGCCGCCACCGCCGCCACCACCCACCAGACCCGACGATACTCTCCACTCATGCTCGCCTCCGTTTCTCCACAATACTCCACACCGCCCCGATCACAGTCACCAGCCCGCCCACCAGCTCCGTCACGTCTCCCTCCGATGCGCTCCCCATCGCCACCAACACCCCGCCCCCGAACGTCAAGATGTGCCGGATCAGGCCCAGGACTTCTTCTTTTTTCATGCCTTGACCGTCGCGGATCGCCGCCTTGATTTCAAAGCCACGAAACCTTGAACGCCTGATCTGCCGCTTTTTCTTCCGCCCCCCCGCCCCAGCCCTGGAATGTCACATTTTGCCTGTCTCACCGTGAGACAAACTTGCCTTGATTTGCAATGACTTATGACGCCATTTTTGGCCCGGCCTTGAATTTCAGCCTCCTTTTGTCGCGCTTTGTGTCGCACTTTGCCTGTCTCACCGTGAGACAAACTTGCCTTGATTTCCAACGACTTACGACGACACCCCGCGACCTGGCCAGCCCGGCGCAACCCAGTTCCAGCCCTCTTTCCGGCCCCGTGCAAGCCCATTTCGTCAAGCTAAGTTAACCCCCCGCGTCCAGCCCCAGACCCTCATCCCACACAATATCCATGCGCCTTTCCTCAACTTCCCCCGCCCCACCCAAACCTTGACAGTCAAGTTAAGTTATCTTTCCGCTTGCACTCCAGACCATATCCGCATATAGTGGTAGCGTCATCATAGAGCTGACAGCCCGAGCGCGGGTCCAAAAACCAACAGCGCAGGCCGTGAGACTCGGCCCAACAACAATGAAAATCACCTATCGCGTCTTGTCGGAGACCCCGTACCGCGGGGTCTATGAGCCCACCAAAGAGTTCAGGTCGCTATCCTCCGCGGTGCGGTATGCCCGCACCAGAGCTGGGTGTAGGCTGTACTGGCAACAAGAGGGGTCTGATTACTGCGGGTATCGCTCGCGTGCGGACATGCAGGACGAGGACTGCGCCGTGGTCCGCATCTGCCGCGAGGAGCTGTGGGAGGACGAGTGAACCCGCACGCCAAAGCCCTGGGCCGCCTCGCCCGTGGCCGGCCCAAGCATTATACCCCCGAGGAGCTGGCCCGCCGAACGGCACGGCTCCTCGCCGCCGCCGAACGCGCCCGCGCCAGGCGCCGGAAATCGCGGCCCCCACCAGCGCCGCCCAAAGCCTAGGCACCGTGACCTAATCCCCGGCCTCACCCGCCGGGGATTTTTTTTGCCGCCCGATCCCCGCCCAGTACCATCCGGCAGCCCCCAAAATCACGATCCCCTGGCCGATCCTGATCCATCTCTCCTCCGTCCGGTCCCGGTCCGTGACACCACTCTCCAGCGTCCGCTCCAGCCGCTCCGCCTGCCGGATCGCCCCCAAGCCCGTCACCACCAGGATGACGATGATGCACCACGACGCCCGGCTCATTTGCCCGTCCTCCTGCGCCCCATCTCCTCCCGCATCCGCTGAAGCCGATCCGCCAGCGCCGCGATCCGCATGGTGTCATCCTGGCAGTCGGTGATCAGCTCGTCCAGGATGCGATAGGCGCATCGTCTCATCACGCGATATGGCGGATCGTCCTCCCGCAGCACATGCGCCGCGCTCCCAGCACTGCCATCACTGCGACCCGGCACCAGGTAATCCTCAATCCTGGTCCCCAGGACGTCGCAGATGCGCCGCATCGTGCTCGGCAGCGCCCGCCGCCGCGACATGATCTTGCTCACCGTCGCCGGCGATACGCCGGCCCGCTCCGCCAAATCCGCCTGCGTCAGCCCCTGCGACGACGCATGAGCCTTCAGTTTGTCAGCGTCTATTTCCATCCACTTTCGCGCAGAAAATTTTTTTCAATTTTTTTCTTGCATCCGCGTTCCACTCGGTTACATTTTTACACAGCTTTACACAATCTTATGCCGGATGCAAGTCAAAATTACCAGGCTCTCAGGCGCGCCCTCATCGCCTCCGGATATACCGTGCGGTCCTGGGCCAGCGCGTTCGGCTTCGCCCCAAGTTCGGTTTACGCCGCCCTGCGCGGCAGTCGCCACGGCGTCAAGGCCGTCGCAATCCGCAACAAAATAATGCAACACCTGTATGCCCCAAAATCTCCATAGTTTCCTCGTCGAGGCCGTGATGGACCACGCCTCAACCCAAACACCGGACGTCCGCGCGAAGCTCTACCGCGGCCTGGCCGGCATTATCGCCGACCAAGAGATTAGCGCCGAATTTGTCACTCTGGCTCAGGACATCGAGCAAACCGAGCGGCGTTGTCGTCAACTGAAATTGAAATTTCTTGCCAGCCGATGAAAACAATTGTCGCCGTCGCATCC